TAGTTGGCTAATGGATTGTTAACTACAACTCTGGAATAGGAATATCTATCCCAGCCATTAATGCTAATCTAATATCCATTAATCGTTAAAAATTCTATCGAAATTTTCAACTATATCAGCTTGCTCTTTTGGATTCTGCGCTTTCTTAGTATCTTCACCACCATGAACTGCTTGATACATTAAACATAATCCCGCAAATTCATCGGTTAAAATCATCTAGTTGCCTCCCAAAAAATTAAGCTCTCCAATACCAGTCAAAGACTTACCATTAAGCATTGAATCAATCTCTGCCGCAATTTTATATGGCCGCAACTAGAAATCTTTTAAATTCCATTGATCAAAGTGACAAATAATATCAAATTCCACAATATTATCTCTAAATTCTGGATTACCACTTTCTACAAAATTATCAAAACTAATAATAATATAATTTAATACAGAACCATCAACATAAAGCTTAGGAACAATTTTAATTTGCTTTCCAAACATACTATATGTTTCTTCATCTGTAAGTGGTGGTCTTTCCAAACAATCATTAGTAGTATAATATAACAGCTTCTTTAAACGTTCATTCTTTAAAAACAAATCTACAATAATAGACATATCTTTATCAAGAGATAAGAAGCTAGATTGCGGAAATTTATAGCTTTCTATCTTCATAACAAAACTCCTTTAACTCTTAAAACAATGACTCAACAACAATAGTTTTTACTAAATCTTTAAATTTAAGCTCAAACTATCCACTATAAGTAACATTCCACTTTAAAGTAATTGTATTATCATCATTAATTGTATAAATTATTGGTAACTTAGAATCAATTTCCCAAGTACCATCTCTATCTAATCCCGTATATGTATAAGTATATTCTCTTTTGGGCTTTATAAAAGTCTCTCCAGAAATCAATCTTTCAATACGAGAAGTATTAACTTCAGTATTCTTCACCACTAATGCACCAACTAACCCTTTTTCAATATCGTCTTCAGTCTCATTCGCATAATATTCAGTAGCCATAACTTCTAAAATTCCAGGAGTAGAGATCCAATCAACAGCTTCTACTCTCCAACATACCTCATCATCTTGCAAATAAAATTTACTATATCTTCTAAACTACTTCTTGGTTGCGTCATTTAATGGCATTAAAATACTTAAAGAAAAATTAGGATTATCAACACTAATTCCATGTTTCTGTATATAATCTATTTTAGTCTCTACTGGACCTCTAACAGCAGCATATGTAGAATGTTTATTACCATCTTCATCTAACCACTCTATTTGATTGCGGCAACGCCTTATCTCGCCTCTAAAATAGGCAAGTTCATCGAGGTCTTGAAGGTAAACTAGCCAGTAGGAATTAGTATTGCACCATTCAAAAACATCACCAGACTAAAAATTATGCTCAAAACCAATTGAAATGATTTTATCATCATAATTTTGTTTTAGCTTATCTGGATTTATCAAAGCTCTTACTGGAGGCTATTCTGGATTAAATTGAAGATCTATATTTGCGGAATCCGCATTATAAATCTTTTTAACAAAAGCTCCCTAGTAAGAATACAAGACCGCTTTATCTAATGTGCGCTTTTTATCACGTATCATTCGATCCTATTGTGGATAACCACCATGCTAATTTAATATAGCAGACATATCATTTATTCCTTGATGTGCGCTTCCTGTAAATGCGGGTTGTGAGTGATAGCCCATGCGACCGGCCATCAACCGCAATCCATCATTAAAATAAGTTAAATCTACAGGCTTCATCTATGACAACCCCTTAACAAGGAAATACACTCAAATACAGTTTTACGATAAACTTCAAAAGAAGTTTCAACCTCTTTCAAACCTTCTAATTTAGCTAATAGCTATAAAAATTGCGGGATTTCCGCAAATAACTTGCCTAACCCCGCAACTTCTAGTAAAACCGTATCCAATTGCTTGTCCCAAAGTTCGTTATTCTCGCGCATCGGGATTAATTTCCACATTTGATTTATTAATCTTATAATATTTTTTTCATAAGATTCTAAACTAACATCAATATCTAGGGAAGTCTTCACGAACCAAGACTCCTTTCCCAAATACGTCCCAGTTAGAACGATAAATGGTTCTATTTCCTTCGACAGTCTCTCTACGACGACGCTTGTACAAACGTTGCATATGTCTAGACTGCCGTTGGGTTTCCGCAAGTAAAGCCAGTAGCTTAGATAAATGGTTCGCTTGTGAAGTCATTTTAAAATCTGGACCACTAAACTTCATGCGAGTATTTTCAATAGAGGTAACCTGTCTTTGAACCCATGCAACCATCATTAATATTGCAAGAATATTAATTTCTTCCGGAGTTAGTTCAAAGTTAAAACTAGAATTATCAATCATAACTTTCTATGGCTCTGTTGTTTCTTCTGGAAGTTCTTCCCAAACAACGCCCAATAGAAAATCTTCAGTTGATAAATCAGTTTCATTGATTACTTCAACCTTTTCTTCATAGTCATATAAATCAATTCTTGGAAATTCAAATTCTGGAATAGCCTACTTTATTAAATTATGTAAATCTCTAATGGTATCTGCTGGAGTTAATTCCACATACATATCATCAGTTATTTTACCTAAAAAGCGATCATAAACGGTGGCGAACTTGGTTTTTTTAATAACTACTTTTTCCACAAATACGCCCCCTTATTATATTATTCAGACTTCTTCGTTACAGTGTACTTAGATCCGCTAGTTCTACGAGCTGTAGGAGCTGCTGGCTTCTCAACTTCTTTAGCCTTTTGAGTTCTGCGCTCAGTATTTACTGTCATCTTCTGGGCTTCTTCTTCGGCTTTTTCTTCTTGACGAATCTTAATAGCGCTAGCCAAATCTACATTTTTCTTTTCCTTAAAAGCTTGAATCTTTCTAGTATCAACAGCCGGAAGCTCAATACTAAGCTCCTTAACCAAATCAATTACACCTTCTGGCGCAAAATCCAAACAGTCAAGCCATTCATCAAGGCTACCGTTTAAAATAAGTTCTTTTACTTGTTCTGGAGTCATATTATACTCTGGTTCAACTTTACCAACAAACTCATTACGAACTTCAATATCCTTAATCTAAAGATACTCTCTAATTAAAGCAGCTCCACCAGGTTGATAATTTAAACCTTCAAGTTCCTCATAACTTATTTTCTTTGTCTCTCCGGGCTAATAAGTTCTAGATTTAATACCAATTTCAGGAACAGAATAACAAACTACACTTGCACTACGATTAGTCACTAAAAATGTCTTACTCATAAAAAACTCCTTTTTCTCTAAAAGAGGGGAGAATTAATCTCCCCTCTTAATCATACATTAGGGATTAGTGGTAGTGCCACCAGAGGTATTACCGCCAGAGGTGTTGCCACCAGATTCAGAACTAGATCCACTACTACTAGAGTTACCGCTACCAGATTCAGAGCTAGATCCACCATCAACAACAACAACGTTCTGAACAGTATCCTTCAAAGAGAAAGGACCGTTCTTGCTCAAGCTGGTATCCTTATAAACATGAATAGCATTATCCATCATGCAAGAAACGCCAACCTTTTCATAAATATGAATATCTCTAGACCAATCATAATTTTCAAACTCATTAGTATAAAGATCACCCTCAAAAGCAATCTTTACAGGCTTCTGATCAGCACTAGAAGGAATGATCCAGCAAAGAGAAGGATCAAGAACCTTTTCAGTTCCAAAAGCATCCTTGTACTGGTTAGGAAGAATTACAACATTCTCACCCTTATAGCCAGTAAGACGACCAGTGCGATAAAGCTCATCCTTCATAGCCTCAGTATATCTCCAAGCCTCTTGAGGAATCATCTTTACAGCAAATTCATTGGTGCAATATACAGTAACATTACCATACATCTTAGCTTGATTCAAAAGCTGATCAAAAGCAGCTTCATCAAACTTATTAGTAACAACCTTATTAGCAGAAGGAAGTTGACCAAGACCCTCTTCAAGAGCCTTACCAACCTCTTCAAAAATAAGATCATCCATTCCTTCATAAATAATATTTACAAGCTCAGCCCAATCAACACGACCATCAAGGAACTCTTCAAATCCAATTTGAGCAGCTCCACCAATCGCATTAGTAGGAACTTCAAAGCTCTCTTGGGCACTACCAAGCTTAAATACTTCGTAGATACCAGCAAGACCAACACGAGTTACAAACTGCTTACCGCGAGTGCGATTACGATTAAGGGTCTTGCGACGGAAAATAGGCTTGTCGCCCTGGGCAAAACGCTTAACTTCAGCCCATTGCTCATAGTTAAGCTTAGCTCTCTCGGGAATAGTCTCAGAAAGGGTCTCTTCAAGAATACGGAAAATAGTATTCTTATTTTCTCTATAAGAACGATAATCAGGAGCAAGCTCTTTAAACTGAGCAGCAATTACTTCCTGAACCTGATCATAACTAAAACTTTCGCCATTAAAGCTATACGCAGCAGGAGCAGAACGCTTAGCAGTAGCAGCAATCTTAGCTAACTTTACAAAATCATTATGATTTAACAATGCCATCTCTATTCTCTCCTTCCATTAAGAAATACGCATAATTTTAACAGCCTTCTGACGATCACCAAGGTCATAAACCTTAACTACCTGCCAGATCATACCTGTACCATTAGTAACAACCTTTAAATAACCATCAGTATCTGGAGTTAATTCATCACCAACAGCAAGAGTTGTAGCCTTTACTGTATTAGTAGTGAAAATATCACCAACATTGGTCTTAAAGACACGAGGAGTCATAACAGTGCCAGTAGGCATAGCCTTAGGACCAGTATAATCCCAAGTAGCAGCGAATGGGTTTGCAGTAGAATCCCACTCATAAGGATCTGCGTTAGTTACAACCTTGGGAATACTATTACCATCAGCATCGGTACCACCATAGTAACGAGGCTGAGTTTGCTGAGTCATATTAGCGGAACCATCAATTGGGCTATAAACACGAGCAACATAGTTGTCCTTAATCATAGCAAAATCGGCGTCACTCTCAAAGTCACGATAAACCTTTACCTCATTAAATACGAGCATCCATTCGCCCTTACCAGTAAAGTCAACAACGCCATCTTTATAATTATACTTTACAAATTGACCATTTTCAAGAAGGTCAATATTAGCAGCCGCAGGCAATTGAGCATAAATCTGACCAGTTCTCTGAGCAGACAGATGATTAGGTTCAACCTGGCCATAGCCACGCTCAACAAAAGTAGCCTTTGGGCTTAATCTTGTCTTAGCCATTTACTTTTTCCTCCTAATTAAATATTATTTCTCTTTGCCTTTCTTAAAAGGCTTAACCAAGCGGGAACATTCTCCTCTTCCTCAGAGACATTTGCACCCTCTAAACTAAATGTTGTTTCAGTTTGAGCAGTATTCTCGCTCTTTTCTGACAAATCAAGCTTATTATGGACGCAAATTACTGAAAGCTTTGCTTCAATATCGTCTAAAGAATAGTTATCAATATTATCTTGAACATCTTTCTTTTCTTCATCAGATAACATATAAAAACTATCAATCATCGCTTGCTTTGCTTCTCTATCTTTGGTATTCTTAAACTCTACTAAAGCATTGTAGTGAGCTTCCATAGTGTCAAATCTACTTTGAAGGTCATTAAAATTCGCTTCAAGAGCAGAATAACTCTCTTGTAGATTTTGAAAATCCTCAAGACTAAATTGAACAGATTCGTCCTAAATTTCTTCTTGGTTTGCGGTTTCTGCTTCAGCGGTCTCAGCTACAGACTCTGTAACCTCTTCTGTTGCCTCTTCCTCGGGGATTTCTTCAGCAACAACCTCAGTTTCAGGCTCTGCTTCTACGACCTCAGGAGCGGCTGCCGCAGTTTCTTCCTCAGGAGGAACAGCTTCCTCTACGACAGGTTCAACAACCTCTGCCGCTTCTGCGTATTCATTCATCTTATTTTCTACCACTGATAGTTCTCCTCCTTTCAATTTTAGAACTTCTTTCATTAGCGAATAAATTCTAAAATTAGATTGCTTATCAAGTGCAAACTTACCAATACTTGCACCCTCAAAGCAAGGCTCATAATCTTCGCCTAATATACAAAGTTTAGAAATTATTGCTTCATTAATTATAAAAAATTCCATACCAGAATTATCATCGAATGTCCAAGAGCCATTTAAACTTTCTTCGTCTAATTCCATAGACTAATTATTACCATTTGATAATATTCTCGTAGCTTCTGGATACTAACCAGTCCATAACCAACCCTCAGTTACAAGGTAAGTATGTACAACTCCATCATCTAAATAATCCTAGAACCATACTGGCGCATTGAGGTCAACAAAACCATAAGGTCTCGTAGGATCCTCAATGCGTAATTCGCCACCAACGATTTCAAATTTACGATTATGTTCTTCAAAATCTCCAGTAGCGGTATTATAAAAACCAACTATCGGACTACCGGGTAAAGTCTTAGCAAGTTCTATTGCTGTTTCTCTACTGATTTCACTGTGATTGCGGTTTTTACCAATATAACAAACTTTTATCTAGCATTTTGAGATAAGAGGATTAACTGGCGTAATGTTAATTAACTCGCATGGAGAATTCATAACAATACTTGTATGTGCCATATTAAACTCCTTTCTTACTAAGACTCTTTATTACGAATAGTCTTTTCAGATAATTCACTTTCTTCTTTCGGAGGCCTTCCTCCTGAAGATTCTTGAGTTTTATTTGCGTTCTATTTTTTGTTGGTGTCCAAAAGTTGTAAATCTTCTGCTGATAAAGTAGAAGACATAAGTGGAGGTAACATAATTTCACTGAGACGAAGAATTTCATTCTCAAAGAACGCAGTATTAAGAATAAAGCTCTAAGATTGTCCAAGAGCAATCTATGGCAACATCTTAGAAAATCCAATCTAAGTATGTTCTTTATACAACTTAGCCAAAGCTTGATAATTATACTAAGTTGTCATTAACATATAAAATTTAAAAGTCCATTTCTTTTTATTAGAACTGCGTTTTTGGGCAAATCTATTAAATAAAGCTTCAAACTAATAAACTAAATCTCTTAAACTACCCTCATCCGCAAGGACTGAATATGATAAAGCTAAATTGCTCTAACTATTAAAAATATTCTTTGAGACACCTAAAGCATTATAAACTGTTTTTTCAGCATTATCAAGAGAAGTATCCTTAGCTAAAGTGCTAGCATCAGATACATCAATACCTTCAATATCTGCAAATGTTGTTAAAACATCAACACCAATTGCGTTCATAAGCATTTCAACGGCATTATTATGAATATCTCTAGCTTCATCAACATCAAATATCAAATCACCATTTTTATCAATAGGTAATTTTTGAACTATAATTTTAAGTAACTGTTGTAACTATCTTTTTCTATCAATATCTTGCGCAACGCCTAAATCAACAATCTCTGGTAAAGCGTTCACAAAGATAGGTACATCGTTCGTACCAGCAAGCGCAAACTTAAAAGCGCAAGCCGGGTCTAAAAGATACCAGGAACCATACTTATCAATTAAATTATCTGATGGTAACTTCTTAGCTTTATAAAGCATATATCCTTTTTTAAATTCTGGTGGAAATAAATCCAACATCTTCATACGATATTGCGCATCTAAGAACTTTTCATCAAAAAATTTCATATTAAATTCGATTGCGGGCATGCCTGCGATCTTAAATCTAGACCGACACCACTACCACGGCAAATCTTGAATTATTATGCTATTTGTTCCCTCATAAGCATATTCATAACAAACTCCATCACGAATAACTTTAAGCGCAAACTCACCACAAATTTTTTTAATATTACTATTATCAAAATAAGTTAAAGCTTTAACAAAGTCTGCGGCAACTTTTTCTTCATTTACAGTTTCTGTAAAAGGTTCCGCAGCCATGTACCAGTCAAAACGATACATAGTAGCATAATAATTAACAACTTTTTGATAAATACCATTGGTTCTATAAAAATAATTAGACAATTCTCTTAAAACTGGAACATCATTATCCATAAGAGCTTTTAGAATATGCTCTTTATCTCTAAAATGACGTTTCTCCATTTTTTTATAATAAGAAAGATCAACAACTGCATCATCATAAGCTTTTGAGCCAATTTTGATACGAGCATAATCATTTATTCTCTCAGGATTGTGGATCATATCAAATCCTTTTTCAAAGATTTGTTCTTGTCTATCCAAAATGCCACCTCCTTAATAGCCGGCTTTCTACATGATATAATCATAGGAGATCCGGTCTTCATCAGTGTACGGGATCTCTATAAGGTTAAAGTCATGTAATGCACAAAACCGGCGTTTCTAATTATCATTAAACTATTGTTGATAGAATCCTCTCTTACCACCAAACTTTGCACTAGGCTAATAATGTTGTTTACCCTAATACTCAATAAGAAAGTCAATTTTACCATCATCATCAAAAACAACAAAATCAAATCTTAATGGTCTTCCATTAGGACTATTAAGACCTGGAAAGCTATATTCCATTTTAAAATCAAAATCTGCTTCTTCTAATATTTCTCTAATTCTAATTTCTCCACGAGATGCATTCATGGACCAAACCCTCCCGGAGTAAAGAACTTCCAATCTTTTGCATTAAAGCGTTTCTTCTTTTTCTTATTATCTTCTTCTTGTCTTATATAATATAAACCATATTCGAAACTTGAAAATTTATCTTTTCTGATTTTTCTATTCGCTTGCTTCAGTATAATATTAACACCTTCATTATCTTCGCGCAAATTCATCATTTCCTCGCGCAATGAAGAAGTTAAAGTAAATGGAAGCAAAAAGATTTTTCGTTCTTCTGGAGTCATTTTCTGCCCTTTTGATGTTCCTAACAATTTTATTTTAGCAATTTTTTCATCAATTAGCAACTTAACACGTCCAGAAGAAAGTTGAATAGAAGCATTTGAGTGCGCCTCAGTATTAATTGGCGCGTTTGCCTTGATTAAATACATCGCATTATCTTCACATTCAGGAGACCGGAATTTCTTGTATTCAGCTTCCCATCCTTCAAATGTAGCATTATATACTCCAAAATCTGGATATACTTGCTAAGTTTCCGGGTCAATAGATGGTTTAACCATATAGTCAACTAAGCCAGCACCTAAACCATTAGCATCTATTACAACTCTACGAGCATTATATTTATAATATAATTTTTTAATGGCTAAAGCTTGATCACCCATGTGCTCATCACTTAAAGCATATAAATTAACTAATTTTTTAATAGACTAACCTTCAACTGTTGGAGTTACACAAAATATACAAATCGCAGTCTGGTCACGCTTAAAGCGCGCAACGTCAACCGAAATAACATAATACGATCCTTTTGAACGAGTTGAAGCTTCGTATTCTGGCTAATTTAAAATTCTATTTTTATCAAAAGTTTCTGCGTTAAAAAATGCGTCAGCCACGTCTCCGGTCCAACGGGACTCAAATTCTCTATTGAAGGAAGCTTCATTAAATGTACCATCTTCCTATTGATCCTTTATAAAGGTTCGACTTTGAAGTCCTACAGCGACTGGCAATCGCCAAGTACCACCTAAAATTATACATTTATCCGGTTTAATAACCATGCGCACTAATAACTAAATTAATTTATCATACGCAAATGTACCTTTATAACCTGCTGTTGTAATAAAAATCTATGATTTATTCACAGATTCTTCTTCATGCTTAGTACCATCCATTGCACGTCTAGAAACCGCCATTGTAGGAATAATAACTTCCTAGAGAATTTTCCCATCAACACCAACACATTCCTCTATTAATCCACCAGTTTTACGTTTACCACGAGAACTTTCTCTTGCGGCCATATTTTCTAAAGTAGATTCACTTAAAAATACATATCGACATTGATCTTTACCCTCAAGAGTTTTACCTCGGCGCCAATCAATTTCTTTTTTAAGAGCAGGAATTAAGGTACATATTTCATTAACCTTATCTTTAAGAATGCCTGATGCCTATTCCTTGCCACCGGACGTCACGAACAAATTACTGCGTGGGAAAAGTATACAACGTATCATAAGCGCCATGACCGAGAGGAACGACTTGCTATACGCACGGGGAAACACGCAATATACATACTAGTAACGCATGACTGCACGAAGAAATACTCTCTAATAAAAGTAGAACTTAAACTCGCCCTCTCGAGGTTCTGTACGATTACCTCGAACCATAAAATCAACAAATAAATCTGGATACTCCCTCCAGAAGGCAATATAATCACGTGCGGCGGGCAAGATAGCACGAACGCGCTCTTCAGACAATCCGATCTTACTGCTCGCCGCAGTTATATTTAACATATCTCTTAGTCTTGGAGACAAT